TCTTGCTCAAGAAATTAGTTACTTGCTCACCGCACCAATACTCAAACTTCTGATCAAATCCTTCGGGTTTCCATTCGTACTTGCCAACATCAGTCTTAGGTAAGGATGCAAAGTACTTTTCTATCTCTTGATACTTCTCGCGCCATGCACCTTGAACCTTGGTAAATGGTGTCTTGTCATGAGGGTGCACATAGTCTGATCCACCATGTCCATCGTTGCTGACATCAGCAAAGGGTTTGCCATCCAGATATACGACTGCCGTGTAGCAATATGTTTCATGACTGCCAGATGCAAAGTGTTTGATTGATTTCATTTCTAAGTTCATTGTATCTTCTTTCTCTGTTTAATTAAATTGGTAACACTTACAAGTTATACACGAATGAGAACTGGTGTCAAATTTTAAATTTACACTATAGGGGGTTTTCCAGAAAAATTTATTTTTTTTTTTTTTTCATTTAGATCAGGTGTAAATACTGTAAACACTGTAAACACAGTCATATAAATAAGATGTTTCAGGAGTTATTTCTGTTTACACTTACTACTTCCTGTTTACAGTTAAAGTGTAAACACAGCCCAGAGCTAACATTTTGCTTGAAAGTTTTACTGATTTCTCTGGAAAATCTGCCTATATAGGAATAGTTTGCAAATCAGGCAAAGAAAGGCAGACATGACACAGGAACTGACAAACAGACAGAAAACTTTTGCTAGGCATATTGTGGAGGGCATATATTCAAATGCTGAGTGTGCTAGAAAAGCAGGTTATTCCCCAGATCAGGCAAAAGATTATGCGTCTAGACTACTGAACGGAAGGGATTACCCACATGTTTTGGTATATATTAAAGAATTAAGAGATGAGAGAGAACGAAGGTATGGCGTGACCACGCTAGGTCAACTGGAGAGATTACAAAAACTTTCCATGGGGGCTGAAGATGCAGGGCATTTTTCTGCGGCAATAAATGCTGAGAAAATAAGGTCGGCATTGGGGGGTTTAACTATTGATAGAAGAGAGAACATTAACACGATGGATCAACTATCAAGAGATGAAATTGTAGCAAGATTGGCGCGACTTCAAGAGCAATATCCTCAAGCTTTTGTCATAGATGGAACAGCAAAGGATATAACCCCAGATGAGCAGAGGTCCAGAGGCGAACTTTTGGAGCACAATTCGGAAAAACCTACCGAATAAAGCTTTCGCAACACGAATAGAAAACAAACATGGGGGCGGTGTTCCTGATGTTCATGTGGTTTGGGATGGGTTTGCATTCTGGATTGAACTCAAAACAGCCAAAAGCAGCAAAGTAAAGATCTCTCCTCATCAAATCGCGTGGCACACTGCATATTGGGCACGGGGTGGTAAAAGTTTTTACTTAGTAAAGCACCTCTCTACAAGCGACATATTTTTATTTGAGGGTGAAAAAGGGGTCGATTTACTGGAAAAAGGTATCTTTGAAACCGAAGGTGCGCGGTTCAAGAATCTTGCGGCTTTATGGGAGTATCTTGCGGCTCTTGCGGCTCTATAAATCTTGCGCCTCTTGCGCGTCGATTGATTTAAAATTTCGTGGAGGCACTTGGGCGAGATACAAACTTCCCAAGTGCCTCGATTTGTGCGCCAGTGCTGTCTGCAGCTGACGCACAATATCCAGGTTAATGTTCCACTATGGCAATTGACTTAGCAAGGCTCGAACCTTTGCAAAGTTTGCAGGCGGTGCATTGTACCCGTCGCCCTGCTTCCTTGGATGCAGGACATAGGGCTTCGTTCTGTTTGTCGATCTGCCCTAGATCCGCGACAACTCGGAACGTCCGACGACCTTGCTTCCAATGCATAACTGCTTCCGCGTGGCTATCCGCGCTTTGCATTGCAATATCTGGCCTCCAAGGTTTTTGGTGCGTGTATGCTGTCCAAGTATCGCACTCGGATAATAGTTTATCCCAAACGTGCGACGGAACGGCGGCAGGATCTCCGTAGGTTCCAATGCGAACAAAACGACCACGCCCCATTTCCGAAGCTTCGCCCGTTTGATAAACTCCGCGCTTGTATGCTTTCCAAACAATTAAAACGCCTTGCCCTAAGTTAACGTAACACTTGCGACCTTTGGCAATTTTGCGATTAGGATCTTTTGTTACTTCCCCGCGCATTGGGCAATTGCCACAAATGGAGTAATCTTCACCAGTCTTTGAAGCTTCAAGTGGGTTTATATCCGAGCGCAATATATAAGTCTGGACGACCTTTCCCGTTTTGGTGTTGCGATTGGAATAGGTGGCAATAACAACAATTGGTTTATTATCCAATAAGCTTTGCCCGTTGTAGATAATAGCTGATTTCATTTTCTCTCTCTCTTTAGTTGATAAAATAACTTTATATAAATTTCAAATAAAACACAAGTTAAATCTTGCGAGTTGTTCGACCTTGCGGCTTTCTTGCGGCTTCGGCGCGGCAACTTAAAAGCGTGACGAAGTCACTCATTTTAAGCGCATCTTCAATGCGCAAGCGATTGGCGCATCGAGCCAACGCACCTTTTATTACCTGGTTGGAAAAGGAGCCGAAGCTCCTCATCCTATGTATACCTTTCATCTGGCTCGTTATGATATCTGACCCACCGTTCAGCTTCTTCATAAGCCATCTCAATGTTATCAATGTCATACACCGTGAAGACATCGATCTCAGTTTTCGGAACCCTTAACGACAATAAGTATACGTTAAAGGTTGCACCACCGTTCCACGATATAACATACCGTAACGAATCTTTCTCAAAGTAAAAGCTACGCATTATCTAGATCCAAGTAGTGCATCATGTCACTTTCAAGACTGTCGATCTGAGCTAACCATGATTCGATATCGTCTGACAAATCATCATGTGTATCTCCGATTGTATCATCCTCTGCTTCTTCCGATACCAACCTACTGGTGTCGTTAGCTTCTTCCAACATGGCTCTGACATCATCGAGTTTGTTATATGCCTTAACCAATTCTTCTTTTACACTTTTTGATATTTCAATACCCATTATATTCTCCTAGAGTTATTGTGGGGACCGAAGCCCCCACGGTTGGATTAGAACCAAATTACTGTTGGATCTTCAGTATGTCCTGCCTGATGTGACAAAGCTTTAGGCGTTGCATCATCTGGATAAGCTTCAAGCCATCCATCATCTGCTTGTACAAGTGAGCCGTACTTTCTGATGTTGGCTGCGTAGTCATCACTCATTTCGAACCCACCGTCATGCATATATGGCGATGTAGCTGATACAAACCAACGCGAGAAATTGTCCTCGTTTTTGGCAAGCTTGTATGTCTTTAAGACGCGCCATTCCCAACCACTATCGTTCTTGTAGATAGCGTATGGTTTGTCTTGTGTTCTTGATTTTCCGAATGGATTTGGCATTTGTATCTCCTTACCAATTAATATGTGCTAGATCCCGTACCCAGCACTTCTGACCCATATCGTATTGAGTTACGGTATAGGTATTCTCATCACCGACTGACTTGTGCCAACGGTTCAAAAATTGCCAACAATCTTTGTCTTCTTCAAGATAGTAGATACACGACTTCTGCATCTGATCCTTGTAGCTGTAGTTGCTGAACTCCGATACTTTCATACCGACGCGCTCAAGATCGGCTGGAGTTACCTCCAACCAACCATGACCTGCATCAGCGTAAAAATTGAAATTACGCTTAAGCATCAACTTCTCCTTTCTTCTTGACCTTGTACTCAATTACTTGCTCGTACTTATCGACACCCCACTCTGCTGATCGAGTATTGTCCCGATGTACTTGGAGCAACACCTTACGAAGATCTTTGTGTGTGTCTCGTACACTTGAGTAGGTTTCCAAATTGTGACCATGTTCCGTGATGAAAGCATCGAGTGCCTCCATTTCCTTTAGTGACATGTATACGTTGACATCTGAGTCTCTGTAATTTGAATAAGATAGTTTAGCCATTTGTATCTCCTTTCGGCTATTACACGCAGACAGAAGCGTCGTGCATGTGCCAATCGTCCCTCGTAAAAATGATCGTGTGGTCAAGGAGATTTAGTGTAACGGCGGTTGACCCTACGTCATAGGGTTCTGGATGCAACGTCACTTTGTCCGAGACCAGAAGCCCAGACCCAGACTTGGACAAAGTGACGTGGCGTACAGGTTCATGTGATGTTGGGTCAAGCGTAAATCTCCGACCCCCTTGTGGGGTTGACGACACATCATTTTGTTATGGCACGCGCCTTGAGCACAGTCCGCACGGGGGTTCCTGTGTGTGTGAGCAATAGGCGCACGTACACGGACTGGACAATCTCTTAGAGGCTCCACTCGTCCCTAAAAAAGGCTGACTGCTATTCAGACTTTTTTCGAGTGGAGAAGATTGTCTGCCGTGGACAGCGCAAGGAGCCGGGTGCAACGGTTCTTCTACAAGCTAGGGGTTATTGCACTGTTTGCTTTACGACTGTTCGAGTACAAGCTGACCCCCAACCCCCCTGATAGTGGGGTCGTGCGCTCTCTTCTCTCCTATAATGTTGGTTTGATAAATTCATTCGGGGGTAATTCCATTGCACTTGTAAGTAGACCACAAGTAGGTTCCCTAGACCCCCAAAAAAATTGCCCCTGTATTTTCATTTGGGTTTACTGTAAAGTGCCGACATGGCTGACAGATACACCATTGACATAAACAAATATATTCCTCCGAACCTGAGACCCTTTGCTCAAGGTATGGGACTCGATGATCTTTCGAATTTAAATCCTTTTACGAGTTTGTTTGCGCGTCCAAGGGACGCAGCTGCGAGGTACGCGGAGCCTGAGAAGTATTCTCCGACTGGGAAGCGTGAGACTATGGATCTTGTTGAGGCGGGAATGGGTCCGGTTGAGGCTCTTTTAGGTTTGGGACTTGGAAGGTATTTGACGCAGCCTACGAAACAGATTTTGACTTCTACGTTTACGGGCGTTGATCCGGATTTATCACAGGCTGATGTACCTTTACCACAGATTGAGGGACCGACGGGCATAGAGACTCTTGTTCCTACTGAGGATCTTGTACCACGACCCATGCAACTTGAGGAGGGTGAGGTTCCTTTTGCTCCGCCAAGAGACTACGATGATTATCGTGAGGACTTGGGTGGCATGGACGATGACTTCATGGTTCAGGACAATGACATTGGGGCGAATGATTTCGAACAGCAGATAGATCCACCCGCCCCTGCAAATGCCGATGATGTTTTTGTTCCGGACACGGCAGGAGACAACGTTAACCCTGGTAACAGATTGAACGCTCCCACCACTGTAGACAACCCGAACTACAGAGAGTACGGCATAAATTTCGACAATGATTTGGCGGAAGATGTTGGGATAGACATTGAGCGTGGTTTAATTTTTACGCAAGCTGATGGACCGCAAAGTATTTTTGAGCGAACAAACTACGATGATCTTATTCAACGGTTTGGAACTGGCGACACGGGGTTGCGAGATGATATAATGACATCTCTTACGGAAGGGTCTTTTGATCTTTTGGACACGTACATGGACCCAGTAAATGCGAACAGAGTTCGATTGGGTATTCTTTCAGACATAGGAATGCCTGCGGCTGATCTAGACGAAGTAGATCAATTCATGGGAGAGTATACGGTTCAAACAGTAATAGATCCTGTTACTGGTGAGACGATCTTTGATGGGGTTGATCCTAGCAAGAGCTATCAGTATGGACTTATGGATTCGGACACGCCGTTTAAATCTAAGTATGCGGAGGTAGTACAGGGTTTAAACCAGACTAAGTTTGGAAGTGCGGCGGACTTTTTGAACCTTCTTAGGAACAAAGGGGTAACTGAGGCCGAGTTACAGGCTAGGAATTTAACAGAAGAAAGTCTACCTCCGGGCAAGTTTGATGCGGAGAGTTTAACTGGGATTGATGAGAAAAGCCCTTTAAAAGTCACTATTCATACTGGACCTAACACGTCTTATAGCGATAACTTTACCTCTGGGGGAGATAAGTATTCGGAAACGGTTATTACGTTAGATACCGAAAATCCAAATGTGGGCTTGGCGGCGGACAGGATGCACTTTTCTTCAACTCAAGCATCGGCGGGTGGACCGACAGTTGTTCACTTACGGACTGCATACTTTGACGTTGCTGGAAATGATCCAAAAAGTAACTATGTACCCAAAGCTTATCACTTAGGTGAGATCCAGAGTCAGGCG